TGCTTGGATCCAGGCTCGCGCAGGGCTCAGTGCAACCGCACCAAGGTCAGCTCGCAAGCTGCGCGGAACTCAACACGAGCGTTGGGAAACTGTCAAGGCTCGACAAAAAGAAAAGCCTCGCACTTCGAATGCGAGGCTTCTCGATGAAGCGTTCAACCGACTCCAATTGGGTGGCTTCTATCCTGGTTGTTCTCCCAGTCGGCCGGGGGCAAGATCGGCTAGCCACACGCCGCTTGCGTCCTTGTAGTTTGCGCGGGACCAGATCCTAGCACGCGCGAGACCGGGTATTGGCCGGTGATTCGCACGCAGGGGACACCAGATCGCGCCCAGAGGTGGCAAAGGTAGACGCGCGAAGTCTAGCGTCGCGTTGGGAAAAAAACAGCCCGTGAAGGCCAGTCCCAGTTGGTCAAAGGAACTTCTTCACGGGCTGCGAACAGCTCGCCAACACAGCGAGCAATTCTACGACTCGGCTACCGCGCAACCTCAGAAAGAACGAAGACGGTTGCACAGCGTTTTCGAGTCTTCACCTCAGAACACTTCGTCTCAATCGTGGAATCCACGTTGCAACCCGCCAAGGTCGCAGAGCGCGGGGTGTGTCAACTCTCGTTCTCCGTCTTGCGCTTCACTCGCCTCGCGTCCTGCCGCATGCCTAGCGGCAGCTTCGACTCAGGATACTTGAGGCTCGGCACCAGGCACATCGCGCACTCGTCGAAGTCTGGGATCTGCGCGTCCTCGCACATCGTGCACAGCGTGCGCCCAGGTGGCACGTCACGCATGCAGTTCCGGTGCGCGCAGTAGGGTGTCATTGGTCGCGCTCGCGCTCGAGTCGCTCTCGCGCTGCAGCAAACTTCGCTTCGGCCTGCTCGCGTGTCATCCTGTGCCCGAGGGCCGCGTAGATCGACTCCATTGCCTGCAGTTCTTCGTTGCTCAGGTCTTTGGTTTCGAGGTCAAGGCACGCGCGACAGTAGCGCCCGTGCACCGCGGGAACGCCGCACTGACAGGTTGAATCGTTCATGTTTCGTCGACCTTGATGCACTGTTCCAGTTGCCTGATCAGCTCGCGCACCTTCGTCAGCTTGTCCATGTCGTGGCGAAGCCGATGCCTCAATCGCACCTCGGCGCAACGGAGGTCGGTCAGCTTGGCTAGCGTCCGATTCGCGATCTCGGTTTTTTGCTCTTGGGTGAGGTCGCTCACTTCCTGAACCCCTTCGCCTTGATGTCCTGTTTCTGGCCGGCCTGAACAGCTGCGGTGACCAGCGCATCCCACTCGAACCGGATCCAGCGTCCGTCTGGCAGACGGATGATCGGGGCTCGCGTGCCGACAACCGTGCTCAGCTCGAACGTGCCCAACTCGGACTTTGCTTCGCCAGCCGACTCGCGAAAGAACATCGCTTCGGCCTCGTGCACCGACGCAACGATTGACGCGGTGACGCGGGCTTGCTTGTCGTTACTCACTCGCTCACCGCCTTGACCAGCGCATCGCGCCAGTCGGTCACCTTGGTTGCTAGTTGAGTCAGAGCCTTCGCCGCGCTCGCGTCGCCACTACTCGCGTCGATTGCGTAGCTCGCGAGCCGTTGCGCTGCGGTGAGTAGAACCCAGCTGAACGATGCGCCATCAACGCCAGGCAGACCGTTGGCGAGGATCAACGCAACATCACTGAGCCGTTGCTTTGGCGTTTTGCTCAAGGCATCACCTTGTAGCCTTCGTCAGCGAAGGAAAAGAAGCGTGCGCTACCCAACACCACGTGGTCGAGCAGCTCGATACCAAGCAACACGCCCGCCTCGCGCAGCCTTTCCGTTAGGCGCTTGTCCTCAGCGGAAGGGCATGGGTCACCAGACGGATGGTTGTGCACGACGACGATCGCGGTCGCGTGGAGAATCAAGGCAGGGCCGAACACCTCGCGCGGATGCACAAGTGAAACGTCAGCGGTGCCGATGCTGACCACGTGCACGCCGATTGCCTTGTGTCTCGTGTCGAGATAGATGGCAAGGAAATGCTCGCGTGGATCGTCACCGATCACGGCTCGCGCCAAGCCGGCAGCGTTCTCGCAGCTACTCATCGCCAGCAGACCATCGAATCGCGCCGGTGCACCCTCGCGCACCAGCGAGACGCGGACTTGTCGCCAAGTGTGGCGGATCACTTGCGCACCGCCTTGCGCTGCGCGAGGCGCCGAAGGAAGTCCGCAAGCGAATCGAGCAAGCGACTAGCTAGCTCGATGCACTTGCGTTGATCGGAGGGCGAAAGGTTGGCGAACATCATGGTCACACCAACGAAAGCGCCAGCTTGAGAGTCTTAGACTTCGCCACGTGCGACACGCCGAAGAGGTTGCTGTGCACGCGCGCATCGCTTGTGGCCACGTCTTCGAAGCGGCCACGTTCGTGGTCGTGCCACTCGGTCACCGCGTTGAACGCGGCCCACACACTGCCAGCGATGGCGGGCGTGCGGTCGCATTCCAGCTTGTAGATATCGGCCCAGCGGTGTTGCGTCTCCCGGCGCTTCGCTTCCCACTTCTCCGTTGCTTCCACGTCGTCAGCTGACGGAGCGGCGAACGTCGCGCGGAACGCACGGTCAAGGAATGAGGCGATGGCGGCCGACCCTGGCCGTTGGTTCACCATGGCGCGGATTTGTTCGTCCAACCGTTCGAGTTCCTTGTGGGCAAAGCCGAGGACCAGACGGGCGGTAGCCAGCTTCCCTTTCAAGTCGCCAGTGTGCACGAACCGTGCGCCCTGACTGAGCGACTGCTCGGACATGCGGAGCGTGTTGTTGCAGACGATGCGCACCGTGGTCGGGTAGGCTGCGAAGGCGGCGGTCCCGCCGTGGCCGTTCGTTATGGCGATGTAGGTCGCCAGTCGGTCACCCTGGGCCGCTTGGATGTCTCCAGGCAGGCGGATCAAGGCGAACACCTTGCGGCCATCGAACAGACTGCCGGCCGTCTCGCACGTCGCTGCGCGGTCCTCGCCCAGGACCGCGTCAGCGAAGGTCGCTAGGTCGCGGTTGTCGATCGGCTTGTAGCCATCGGAGACCAAGCCCAGGACTTGGCCAGTGTCGCTCCGAATGTGCGCCCGGTGCTCCGGCAGGTTGATGGTTTCGACGCCAGTCGGCGTCACCCTGTCGGCCCTGACGGGGAGTAGCTCGGTCGCCCAGTCGAGCCCGATCATGGGGAAGGCGGTTGTGCAGTCGATCCCTTCGGGGATCTCGACGCCAAGCCCGTGCCAGGCGCGCTTGCCGTTGGCCCGGACTTCGCCGAAGCGGTCTGTTGAGCGGATTTCGTGTGCCATGTTCTTTCCTTGCTGCGGTGTTGGCGCAGCGTCTAGCGAGTGAAAAAGAGCGTTGCAACGCTCAGCAGTGTGCCAAGCGCGCAACCAACGAAGAGTAGCATGCGGAAGCGTTGACGGGTAGTCACTTGAGGGCCACGCACTTAGTTTCAACGCGGCGCATGGTGTTGCGCAAGGTGCTGCCGATCGCCCACCACCACACGAAGTGAGCGGCAATGCCGATCGGAAACATGATGGCGAATGCAACAACGGTAGCGATGTAGTGCATCGACAAGTCTACAACGGTTGAATGAGGCCGGCAGCGCGGTCAGCGGTGAGCGTTGCTGCGCGCCAGTAGATTGCCGCATGGTATCGGCAGAGCCCGTTGTGGGAATCGCCAACGACGTAGGCGACGCGACGACGGCAGCGCGACCGGCAAGCGTTGGCATCGTCTTTGTGTTGACACTGTGTGTAGCGGTCAAAGTCGACTAGCCGCAGCGTGTCGCCAGGTAGAATGTGCGGAACGTAGCTAGCCATGGCGCCGCCTTTACAGTGTTGCGGTGCGCGCGTCAAGTGTGTGGTGTCCGCATGCCCTGAGGACAGAATTACGGGCAGTGTCCGCAATGTGCGTCAGAGGACAGGTAAGATACTGGCCGGTATCTTACGGCGACCAAGAATGCGGCCTAATCTGCCACTCAAGTAGAAATAGATTCCTGACGTTGCAGCGTAACAGTCATAAGTGATTATGCATTCAATCATTGCGAGTTTGCGAGGTCCGATCGTCCGCCGCGCGGCCCCGCGGCCAGGAAGTGCAAAGCCCGCTCCTGCGTATAGTCCTCACGGAAAACACGAGCGCACCAGAAAAAATCCTGCAAAAATTGCCGAGAAAACCTACAGCACAGAAGCAGATATAGAGGAGAGGCAATAGATATGATCTTCTCTCTCTCTCTCTCTCTCGTAGAGAGCCCTACAAAAAGCTCCTCACTACAAGAAGTAAGTTCACCCCGGCGACTCTCCAACTGGCCGTGACGTTTTTTGGCTGGACGGCAGCTTGACGAAGCTACTTCGGTAAGGTATACACGCCGCCATGGCAAAGACGATTGGCGTGCACGAGATGGCGTTCGAGTCGTTCCAGCGGCTGATGGAGAACATGCACGTCCGGCAGCAGGCCTACGCCTTCCCGACGTGGAAGCTGTCAGCTGGGCGCGTGCTCGAGTTCCTGGTGTGGTATTTCGAGGAGTCGAGTCAGCAGGGATGCGAGAAGTGCTCGCCACTCGCGATGAAGTTCCAGCCCGTTGTTGGCATCGGTGGAAGGCCGAAGCTGGACGAGCTCGGTCGCAAGGACGTGCTCAACGATCCAAGGGTGTGGCCGTTCAAGTATTCGTTGGCCTGCAAGATGATCTTGAGCGAGAAGGGGGCGGGATACACCCCAACGCACTCTGAGGTGCTCGACTACATGCGCGAGAACCCCGACATTGGCATGCGCAAGTCTGGAGCAGTGTGATGGGAAGGCCGGACTTCATGGCACGGCGGAAGCGAAAGCTGAAGGAGTTGTTGGCGGCGATGGGTGCGCCACTTCCTTGGAGCGATACCTGGGCGGAGTGGAGCAAGATCCACAGCGAAGAGCTGGTCCGCGCCCACAACGAGGCCGAGGAATACGCAAGGACGGCAGCAGCGACGAGAAAGCCAAAGCCGAAGCTGCCGCCGCTGCCGTTCGACGACGGCGATAGCCTTGGTAGCAACGAATGATGTTGCAACCACCGACGCCACACGCTACGAGTGGCAACCATGAGTGAAACGCAATCCATCTCGACCCCCACCGACGCCACACCAACTCCGAAAGGCAAGCGCGCGAAGAAGCAGCGGCGCTACCGGCTGTTCCCTGGCGACGATGGCGGCGACTTCAGGATCTACGTCATCAGCGAAGACCCGGCGCACGCGAAGGGCACGCTGATCCCGGCGCCCGGTGTCGGCGGATTCGACTCCACGCACGCGGCGCAGAAGTTCCTGCGCGCGGAAGGCCATCGGTTCGTCGGCCTGCAGCTGATGATCAGCAAGGCCGTGCACATGGCGCGCATCGCGCTCGAGGAGAAGCCGCAGGTCAAGGTCGAGTGGAAGCCCAGGGCTCAGGTCAGCGGCCCGCCGAAGGAGTAGGTCGTCGCATCCATGGACTCATCGACTCAGATCGGCCCCAACTTCAACAAGGACCGCACCACGCCGATGATCACACCGCGGCGTGAGTGGTTGATCGCGCGAGCGAAGTGCCTGTCGCAGGTGATCGACGACTGCCTGAGCCGAGAAGAAGTGGTTGCGGTGCTCGGCATGGTCGTGGAACTGCAGAGCTTGCTCGACCTGATCTGTGCCGAGTCGCCGATCAACCACAGTCTCGGCGGCGGAATGATTCCAACAGGACGAACACGATGACCAAGCCCACCGAAATCGAACTGCGCAACAGGTTCTTCTACCACCCGCCGACTGCGGACACGCTGCCGCGGTTCGCTGCCGTGAACGAAGCTTGCTTCACACTGGCGAAGCTGCTTCGCGACACGGTGCCAGAAGGCCGCGGTCTCTCGTTGGCGCTGACGCACCTCGAAGACGTGCGCATGCGTGCGAACTTCGGCATCGCTACGGAGACGAGCGAAGCAGTGGTGCCGGTGAAGCCGTGACCTACCCATTCGACAAGAAGATCGACGAGCTCCGTCGCGTGATGGCCGAGGTGCGCGAAGCGATCGAGAACAGGAACGAGTATCTCCTCCGAGAACACATCGAGCTCGGAGCTGGTCTCGATCGCGTCGATCCGAAGTGGCGCGCGATGCGCCTGCTTGCCAGCCAGCAGCGACTCGACTGGGACAAGCTTGCGCGTGAAGCAAAGCACTTCCCGACCAAGGCCGACCTCGCAGCGAGGTAGCGCGTGGCCAAGAAGGTCGACACGCAGATCCTCGATCCGAAGGCCAAGGACAAACTCGAGCAAGCGGCGGCCGCGGTCGGCCTCTCGTTCACGCAACTGGTCGAGCTCGTCGCTGACAGCGGCGCGCTCGCCTCTCCGCCAGCCAAGGACAAGGATGGGTTCACGCCGACGATCACCATGCGCGACCTCGGCCGGCGGATGTGGACCGAGCTCCAGATCACGCAGCGGCCGGAGCGAGCGAAGTGGTTCACGACGCTGCTGCGACCGCAACAGGTCGCGCTGATCGTCACGCTGCGCGAACAGGGCTACCGCAGCGAGGTCATCGGCCACGAGCTGCAGATGGACCCGCTCGAGGTGGCTCGCCTGTTCAACGAGCACGCCGACAACATCGGCGCGCAGGTCAGCCAGATCCGGCTCAACACCCTCGCCGGTCACATCCAACTTGCCTACGAGCGAGCGCAGGAAGGGCTGATCAAGCAGGAGGAGTGGGGCGCCTACTTCCGAGTGACCAAGGAGATGGTCGGCCTGCTCCAGTCGCTCGGCATCGTCGACAGCGCGGTGCGTCGAGTCGAGGTGACGCACAACGTCAACTTCGGCGAGCAGCAGAAGGCCGAGGTCGAGGCGATGGTGCAGCTCGAGCTGAAGAAGAAGAAGCGCATCGAAGAGATCAAGCAGGCCGACTTCGTGATGGTCGATACCGTCAAGGGCTTGAAGCTCGAAGGCGAAGGAGAGACCAAGTGACCGTGATCGCACACAAGACTAAGTTCCTCGGCATCGGAGTTCCTTCGAGACCAGGAAAGTGCCCTCACTGCAGCAACGAGATGCCGGTGGATTCGGTGGCCTTCTGCGACGAGGAGAAGTGGCTTGGCTACGCCACGCTGTTCTGCTCCGAGGAGTGTCTGCAGGCTGGTCACTTGGTCATGGCCAAGGAGCATCACGTCGGTGGGCACATGATCAAGTGGTGATGGAAGAGTCGACCCTAACGCTGGAGCAGCTTCGCACCGAGCGGTTGAGCCGCGAGCGCGACTACTACACCTCGGACGAGGGCTTCCTCGACTTCGTGCGCGACAGCGGCGCAGCGCCAGATGCTGAGTGGCAGCCGCACGGTCGCTATGCCCAGCTGCTGGTCACCTGGCAGGGTGACCCGGACCCGGACAACCCGGAGATCACCAACTTCCGATCGAAGATGGCGCTCTGGCCGCGCGGCTCATTCAAGAGCCAGGTGTTCACGATCGGCCAGGCGGCGTGGCTGATCGCTCGTGATCCGAACATCCGCATCCTGATCTGTTCGGAGACCGCGCGTCAGGCGCAGAAGTTCGCCGCCGAAGTGATGAAGATCGTGGACAGCCAGTGGTTCCGCGATCGGTTCGGCGTGCACCGCGGCGACAAGTGGAAGGAGGCGTCCGGTGTCTTCTACTCGGCGCTGCGCACGCGGCAGGGCATCAAGGATCCGACGCTGGCCTCGTCGGGCGTCGGCGAAGTGCAGACCGGAGCGCACTGGGACGTTGTTCTCATGGACGACGTTTGTTCGCAGGAGAACACCAAGACGCCGGAGTCGATCGACTCACTGTGGTCGTGGTTCTCCGAGGTGCAGTCGCAGCTCGACCCAGGCACCAAGCTCTTCGTCATCGGCACGCTCCACCACTACAACGACATCTACTGTCGCATCATCAAGGATCCGGCGATCGCCGCGACCTTCGAGATCAGTAAGCACGCATGGTGCGAGCCGCTGGTGGATCCGCGAGGCAAGGAGCCGACGACGCTCTTCTTCCCGAAGAGGCTAACGCGCGCGTTCATCGCCGACCGCAAGGTGAAGCAGGTTCCGCGTCTGTTCGCGTGCTTCTACGAGAACAAGCCGCAGACCGGCGACGATCAGATCTTCCACGAGGACTACTTCCACGTCATCCGCGACCAGGACGTGCCCGGCTCCGTGTGGACCTACGTGCTCACGGACTTCGCGTTCACCGCTGACGAGAAGAAGTCGAAGTCAAAGTCGGACCGCTGCTGCTTCTGGGTCGTGAGCCTCGACTGCAACCGCACCGCCTACGTGCGTGATCTCTACATCGGTCGCTGGCGGCCTTCGGATTCCTGTCGGATCGTGTGTGACCTGTGGACCAGGTTCCAGCCGCTCAACGTGAAGGGCGTCGGCGTCGAGAAGACGACGCACAAGGAACTCCTCATGTCGCTGTTCGAGGAGGTGCGTCGACAGACCTTCATCCGGCCGCGCTTCATCGAGATCGCCGGGCGCAACCAGGAGATCAAGGACATCAGGATCGAGTCGATCGAGCCGCGCTTCCGCGGCGGCAACATCTACTTCACCGAGTTCGTGCGCCAGCAGTTCGCCACCAAGTGGAAGCCGATGCTCGACGAGATGACCGAGTGGCCGTTCAGCGCGAACGACGACATCCCAGACGCGATCAGCGACCTCGACAAGGTGGACGACTCGGGCAAGTTCTACTTCCCTGGGCCACCGCCTGGGTGGACGCCGCTCGAGGTGAAGCGATTCACACCACCAACTGTCGACGGGCGCTATAACCCTGACGCCAAGTATCCAGCACGCGAGTTCACCAAGAACAAGGAGCACGATCTGTGGGGCAGCAAGAACAGCGATTCCGCACCGGGAAGCCTCTTCCGCGGAACCTCCAACCAGTCAAATCGCGACATCTTCGGCCCGCAGTAGAAGCTGGCCAGATGGTGCGCGAGCTGCTCATCAACGAGTTCGGCGAAGACGCTCCGTTCCTGCAGCAGGCTCAGGATGGCGTCGAGGTCTTCGTGCATCGCTGCATCGAACAGCTCGGTGCCCCTGGTCCGGTCGGCAACGCGCTGCCGATCCAGCACGGCTCCGACTACCGCATGCCGGCGCGCAACGCTCAGCAGCTCCGAATGGACAAGGCCGCCGACGAACGTCAGGTGAAGCGCGCGCCGGGCCGAGAAGCCGTCGTCAACGAGCACGTCACCGAGGAGGAGATGGACCGCCGCGGCGAGCTCGCGAGTCCGGTCGCTCCTCTGCCGAAGAAGCGCGAGCTCATCCTTCCAGCTTCAGTGGCTCCAGCGAAGAAGTCAGGCGACTGGGTGCTGTGAGCATCTACGAAACAGTCACGGTGCATTGCTTCGGCTGCGGCAAGAGGTATTCATCCCAGCAGGCCCACACAAGGCGGCGATACGCGATGGAAAACAGAGACCGATTTTCTGCTCCCGGCGGTGCAACCAAACCTTTGTTGCCAGGGAAGGGGCCCGATCTCAAGAAGGAGGTCCCGCGCCTCACCATCCTGCTCTCGGTTCCAGCTGAGAAGGTCGATCTCCTCGACACGGCTGTGACCTGGATCGAGAAGAACACTCCGCTCAAGCACAGGCTGGTCGTCGCCCTGATCGGCGCGTTGAGTGAAGAGCAAGTCGGCTGGGTCACGTCGCTGATGTCCGCGATGCGTGGCGCCGATTGGGTGCTGATGCAGTCAGCAGAAGGCGTGAACCAGGCGATCGACCGCGACCTTGCCAACGCCACGACCGACTACATCCTCAGCATCCCGGTCGATTGCCTGCTCACCGACCCGGAGTGGTTCGGCAAGATGCAGATGCCGTTCACCAAGGACTCCAGCTGCGGGATGTCCTTCGCGTTCGACGACATGGCCGGCAACACGCGGCCACCGCATCGCTGGGATCCTCGTCAGGACGTTCCCGGTCGCGTCTTCATGGTGCAGCGGTCGTTCGTCGCTTCGGCTCTTGGTCAGATCAAGTTCGGCTTGGCCGAGGACGACTACAGCAGCCCGCTGCAGCATGCGCTTCGCGGTCTCGGCCTGTGCTCGTGGGCCATCCCCTCCGTCAGGCTCACGCTGCTCAAGACGGCCAAGTGAACCGTGTGGTCGGTAGGTCAGGACCTCCGCGCGTCGCGATCGCTGACGACGCCGGCCTGATCTACAGCGACGACTGGCGCATGGGTTGGTTGGCCGGCTTCAAGAGCATTGGCTGTGAAGTGCTGGTGACAGATGTATCGTCGCTGCGTCGCGGTGGAGGCGGTCACCTCAGCACGCGCGGCGGCACGATGTCGCGAGGGATGGCCGAGAACATCATCGCGTGGCGTCCCGACCTGCTCTGGTGCCACCACGGACGCGCGGCCGGTAACGAGTCGTTCTTGTCGCAGTTCAAGCGCCGCGGTATCCCGACTGCGGTCTACCTCTGCGACGAGCCCTATGAGACTGGCGAGACCGCGCGCTACAGCCCGCGATTCGATTTCGTGTTCACCATGGATCTGCTCACGGTGAAGGCGCACGCGGAGTCGCGATCACAGACGCAGAGGCGCGGAGTCTTCTACTTGCCGCCGTGCGTCGACACAGACCTGTTCACGCTGCGCGACTACTCGAGCAGGACGGTGCCAGCCTTCTTCCTCGGCAACCCGATGCTGAAGCCGCGGGAGCCATACCTGCGCGCAGTTGAGAAGCTGGTGAGTGGCGCGGAGATTCGCTACTGGCCAAGACCGAGAGCTGGCCGGCACTCGATCGTCGCCAAGGGAAACCCTGATTGGATCCCGTGGGATCAGCATCCGCGCTACTACTCTAGCTGTGTCGTTGGCCTCAACGTGCACAGGAGCCCTGGCATCACGAGAGAGTGCTTCCGCAATCGTGTCGAGCGGCGGCCGGCGACCATGACCATTCCGACAGGTCTGCAGCTGTGCAAGGAGATGCCTCCTGAGGATGGCACCGGCTTCTGGAATGATGCGAATCTTCCAGCGGCGCACGTCAACCCGAGGTTCTTCGAGATGGCCGCGTGCGGGACTCTGGTCGTCAGCGATGACTCGAGGTCAGAGCTTCGACGCATGTTCCCGATGGCGCCGCGCGCGAGTGGCGTCGACCACTTCGTGTCGCTGGTTCTCTACTACCTTGAACACCAAGATGAAGCCGAGGAGATTGGGCACGCATGTTCCAACCAGATTGGCAGGCGGCACACCTACCGGCACCGCGTGGCCGAAGTCCTGGCGCGAACTGGCTTGATGGATCTGCTGCCGGCAGAAAAGTCTTCCTGCTTGGGGGAGCTGGGGGGTTGGTTGAGTCCGCAGGCGTTGCCGCTGCCCATGGTGAGCTCTCCATCGGCACCAACTGGACCCTCCGAGCGTTGGTCCCCAGCATCTGGCTTGTCGTGGACGCGGGGGTCTGGAAGTCCGAAGGATCTCAGCTCGCTCGATGTCCCGACTCCATGGTTGTAGTTGCTGGTGCGAACATCTTTGGCGGTGGAGTCTTCAGCACAGCGCACGCTCGACGAATGAAGATGGTCGGGCAAGGACAGCGCGCGATCACCGAGATCAGGATCAAGTCGCTCGGCGGCGCGAGGCGCACCAAGACCGGGCACATCGAGTTCGCCATGGTGCCGCCGTTCATGCCGGCGTCGGCTTCAGAGCACTTCCACCCAGGCGCCAACAGCCTGTGCTTCGCCATTCAGCTGGCGCACCTCATGGGTTGCGACCCGATCTACGCGGTCGGATTCACCTTGCAGAACGGCGTCGGCTACCACTTCGGGCACACCAACCCGGTGACCAAGCGAACGACGTTCTACGAGCAGAAACGCGCCTTGGCATGGTGTGAGTGGCACAGCAAGACCTTCCCTGGTAGGGTTCGCCTCGACCCCGGCTTCAGCGGTCCGATCTACGACATCTTCCCGAAGGCGAACTTCGATGCGATCCAAGAACCCGCCAGATCACATGCTCCCGACGATGGCCGACGCGAACCAGAGTCGCGAGACCAGCATGCCGCTGCAGAAGAACCAGTTCGACACGATGGCGACGGACATCGACCCCTACACGAAGATGGGGTCAAACCCAGCGGTGAGCGCGAAACAGCAGAGGTTCATGGGGATGTGCGCGCACTCACCGGGCAAGGCGAAGGGCAAGTGTCCATCGCATGAGGTGTCGGAAGAGTTCTCGCACAAGGACTGACCCATGACCGTCGCCTCCGACAGGTTGCAGCTCGGCAACAGCACGAACCCGCCGATGACCCGCGTGAATTCGTATGCCACGCCGAACCGCGGCATGGGCGTGGCGAAGAAGCGAGACGGAGTTGATCCAGTCTTCGGTGCGCACTCGCTGATCGAGACCTACCAGGACAACCGGAACGTCGAGAAGGTCAGCAAGCTCTACAACGAGATGGTTGGGTTCCCCAACCTCGCCAACGATCCGTTCGTGCTCGAGCAAGCGAAGGCCGCAGTGCTGGCGTCACTGAAGGACGTCTTCGCGACGATGCAGTATCTGCGGAACAAGTGGCTGATCCTCTACCGCCTTTACCGCGGTGAGACGATCAACCAGTTCAACTACGGTCGAATGCAGCTGCACTCGCCGACGCCGTTCAAGATCGTCGAGTCGATCCACCCGCGGATCATGCGCACGGTGTTCGGCAGCGATCAGTGGTTCAAGCTCTACGGCGTCGACAACGAGCACGACGTTCCGGCTGCAGCGCAGGAGATGCTCAGCTACGACCAGCTGCGTGTCTGCAACTTCAAGCAGAAGGCTTCCAGGTTCATCCGCGATGGATTGATCTACGGCACCGCGATCCAGAAGACCTATTGGAAGCAGGAGATTGGCGAGCGTTCTTACCGCGTGGCTCGCCGTGTTCCGCACCCGTCAATCCCTGGTGCTTCCAAAGTCGACATGCAGCCAGTGACTCGGAAGGAGCTGCTGTTCGACGGCAACGACGTGCTGCCGATCAGCATCTTCGACTTCCAGGCCTCGCCATGCGCGTCGTCGATCGACGAGGCGGAGTGGTGCCTCGATCGATCCATGTGGCCCGACTTCCGCGTGAAGCAGATGATCGAGATGGGTCACTGGATGAATCTCGAAGGTCTCGCGAGCTACGGCGGCAGCAACGACTTCAGCTACGAGGATCCGTTCAAGCAGCGCAAGGCCTACGCCTACGGTGTCTACGACAACCGCAACGGTGCGCAGTCACCACACATTCCGCACTACGAATGCGTCGACTGGTGGGGACCGCTGGTGATCAAGGACGAGAGTGGCTCCTACACCACGCGCATCTGCAACGTGGTGATGCTCGACCCGAACGGGCTCTCGCTGATCCCGCGCGTGACTCAGAACCCATACTGGCACGGGAAGAAGCCCTACCAGGTGTGGCGCCCGATCGAGCTCGAGGGCGAACTCTTCGGAATGGGTGTGATCGAGCCGATCGCCAGGCTCTCCGTGGAGAAGGACACGAAGCGTCAGCTGCTCATGGCGGCGACGCAGCTCGAGGGCAACCCGATGATGGTTGTCTCCGACCAGGCGAACATCGCTCCAGGCCAGCTGCTGGCGCAACCAGGCCTGATCATCCGTGTGCCCGGCAACCCGAACGAAGCGGTGATGCCGGTGCAGTTCAATCAGGTGAGCGACACAGTGTTGCGTGCTGAGAACATCCTCGAGGTCGAGATGCGCGAGGTCACCGGAGTCACCGCGCCGGTGCTTGGCGCCACGGACCCACTCGGCGGATCAGGCAAGACTGCAACGCAGAGCAACAACGACCTCAACGAGGCGAACATGCGCCTCAGTGGTCCGATCAACAACTACGACACGGAGGTCACCGTGCCGATGTTGGACATGATCTGCTGGAACAACATGCAGTTCATGTCGCTGCCGCGAGTGATCCGGCAGATCGGACCGATGGGGATGACATACCGAGATCGGTTCGAGGTGCGACCAGAGGACATCCTTGGTCGCTTCATCTGTCAACCGCTCTCTGGCTTCCGGTTGTTGACGAAGCAGACGCAGGTGCAGCAACTCGTCAACCTGCTCGATCGAGCGCCGGTGATCAACCAGCAGTATGGTCCGAAGGCTGTCGACATGCCTCGGTTGTTCGCCTTCATTCTGGAGAGTGGATTCGACATCAGGAACGCCGACGACTTCATCCAGCGTTCGCCTGACGAGTCCAGGCTCCTCACAGCACTTGAGGAGCACGAGCTCTGGTATCACGGCAACATCCCGCCGCGCCGCCGCGACGACAACGACGCTATCCATTGGCTCGCTCACTCCGAGGAGATTGGAACCGAACGCTTCCAGATGCTCGAGGAGTCCGATCCTGCAAGCGCCGCGATGGCCCGAGCGCACATCGCCGATCACATCCGTCAGCTCGCCAGGACCCAGGAGCTGCAGCAACAGGTTCTGATGATCGCGCAGCAACAGGCCACGGCGCAGAATCTAGCTGGCGCAGTCGCCTACGCTGGTGGTGGGATGAGCGAACAGCTTGGCCCCGACAACGGGGTGGCGCCGGAAGGCGCTGCCACTCCAGACCAGCAGCCGACGAGTCCCAAGATCAGGCGCAACGAGAACGAGCGGCAGGGGTCGTCGGCTGACGTGAAGGGCCCGGCCATGGCCGGGGCGCCCAACCCAGGCGCGATGTGACCAATCTCGACTTCTCAGCTCCTCCGTCAGAGGACATCGCCTTCCGGGACGTGCGGAAGGACGAGCTCGAACAACTGGAGGCGGCCGACAAGCGGATCGCCACCCTGCAGGCTGCCATCACCATGGCCGACGGGGTGCTGCAGATGGCTTCCGGCGCTGGGTTCCAGCTGTTCGTCCAGGCACTCCGTGACATGCGCCAAAGCCGCATGAAGGAGCTGTTTGGAGCCAAGAACGACCGTGAAGCCAACATCCTCACCGGCAGGTGTCTCGAGCTCGAGGCCGTGATCAACGTGGTCGATCGGACCAAGAGCACACGGCAGACTCTTGCGGAAGCTCTCGCCGGAGCGCAGGATGCCAGGAAGCAACTTGAGCGGCGGATTCCGCCGCCGCCAATCCCAAGAGAACCAAGGAATCCAGCATGAGTGGCCACGCAACAAACGAAGGCGTCGGTGCGGCACAGTCCAAGACCGGCGACATGGCGACCCCGCTCAACCGCGGCATGGGGCTCAGCGCCACCATGGGCGCGATGGGCAGCAAGACGCGGAGCCCGCACAACGCTGCGGGCGGTCCCGCCTACGACTACCAGGATGTCGGTGGAGCGAGCGCAGACGAGCACCTCGTCGGTTACGAGACCGGCAACGGTGGCTCGAGCGACACGCCCGCTGGCACCCACGGCTAGAAGCGAAAGTCCAGTTCGCCGCATCACGCGGACAAAAACTAATGCGGTCCCGGTTCTCCCGATGGGTCATTCGGGAGACCACTGATGCTCGGAGTCGTGACCGAGGCTTTGGCACTGAAGCTGCGGGAGTCGTGCGCCGCGAAGTTCGATGACAACAAACCAACCCAGTCAATTCTCAGCACGCTCCGACCAGGCGGCACTCGCTCTGAAGGCAGGCATGAAGGATCGCCACGGCAATCCACTGCAGCCCAGGAGTGTGCCGGTCGATGCTGATGGTCAGCCGGCTCGTCCACTGCCCCCGGAAGGTTCCTACGCACGTCAGCAGATTGAGGCACAACGCGCTGCAGCCGCGGCGCGCATGAATCCTCAACAGCCCGTGCCGACCCAGCCGGCAGCGCAGAACGGACAGCCACAAGGGCAACCACCCCAGCAGCCGAACGCAGAGCCGCCAGCTCAGGACGCTTCTCCGAACGCCCAACGACGCTTCAGTGAACTGACCGCGACTCTGCGACAGCGAGAGCAAGCCCTGCAGCAAGCAGAGGCGAGAAGCCGACAACTCGAAGAGTCCCACGCCCAGCTGCAGGCTCGCCTGCAGTCGGTCGAGGAGGGCTACAAGAAGGTGATCGGACAGAACCTGGAATCGCTCGATCCTGAAACGCGAGCTGCAGTGATGCAGGACGCGCGCATGACCGAGCTGGTTGCCGGGATCGAGTCTCGCCTCCTGCAGCGGATCGACCCGATGCTGAAGTCAGTGCGAGACCGTGCCGCGCAGGACGATCTCTCGCGACTGGCTACGAAGTATCCGGGGTTCCGCCTGGACACGCATCTTGAGCTGATCGAGATCTTCCGCGAGAAGAACCCAAACTGCAGCATCGAACAAGCGTTCCGCGCCGTCGCGGAACCGGAGGAGCTCGCCCTGAACCAGGACCGTGCGCCCGCGATTCCACCCATCGCGATGCCGTCTCCTGGCAATGCAGCTCCGAGGTATGTCCCGCAGCCTGATCCGAAGCAGCTGACTCCCGAACAGGAAGTCGAGCTCGACAGGCAGCGTGCGTTCAAGCTTGCTCGCAGCACTGACACTCTCGATCGGCGTGATGCCGGCCGGGCAATGGATCAGCTGCTGAGGAGCAAGCTCGCCGCGAGACTTCCGAAGGGGCCGCCGAGCTATCAGCGGTAGCGCGCTGGGTTGAGTCGCGGTCAACCACGACCGCAGACCCAACCCAAATGACCTCTTTCATCGGTGACACTTCGATCCTGTCCACGTTCGACATCGAGCGTGGCAACCGTGAGGATCTCCTCGAGATCATCACGAACATCTCGCCCATGGACACGCTCATGCTGTCCGGGCTCGAGAAGGTTCCCGCCTCCAACACCACGCACGAGTGGCTGGTGGACATCCTCGCCGACTTCGGCGACCCGGACGTTGGCAATGCCGACGTGCAGGCCGTCGCGGAAGGTTCGGACGCGACCTTCGAACCGCTTGTCCCGCGCAAGCGCCTGTGCAATCTGACGCACATCATCCGCCGGACCTTCGATGTGTCCGACACCCAGCGTGACGTGAACACCGCGGGCATCCGCGACGAATACGTCTACCAGCTGCGCAAGGCGTCGATGGAGCTCGCTCGCTTCATCGAGTTCGCTCTCGTGCACTCGATCCGTCAGTTCCAGACGGCCCAGGGCAACAGCGTCGGCGTGCTGCCGCGCAAGATGGACGGCTTCTACGCCTTCGCGTCCGCCAACGACCCGACCTGCGTGACCACTCTCGGCCTCTCCGAAGAGGAAATGGGCACCGTCACCCACGTCACCGGCAACTCGCCGACGAACTGCATCACCGAGTGCATCCTCAACGAGCAGCTCGAGGCGATGTGGAACAAGGGCGCGATGACCGACACCATCTGGGTGAACGCCCCGCAGAAGCGGAGCCTGTCGAACCTGGTGCTGAACCCGAACAGCCAGGTCCGCTACAACATCAACGTGCAGGAGCGCACGGTGATCAACACGGTCGACTTCTACCAGTCCGACTTCGGCACGCAGAAGATCTACCTGCACCGCTACCAGTCGAACGACGTGATCTCGATGGCCGAGGCCAACAAGATCCGCATCGCCGTGCTGCGCCCGGTGCTCGCCGTCGAGCTGGCGAAGGTCGGCTCTTCGACGAAGGGCATGATCGAGTGGGAAGGCACCCAGGAGTTCCTGGCTCCCAACGCCATCGGCTTCATCTTCGGCCTGTGCGAGGGCGTCGCCGGCTGCCCGTAGTCCGTGCAGCGCCTCTGTCGAATCTGTGGTGGCCTTGTCGTCGCTCTTCGCGACGGCAAGGCCGTCACCATGACTTGCCAGGGCTGCGGCCGGAAGGAGATGAAGTATCTCACTTCGAAAGGTGGTTGACGGAAGTGCACTGACCCTCGCCGTGTGCGAGTGATCGCGAGACCCTGATGCTCTACACCTACACTTGCAAGTCGTGCGGTTGGTCGGACACGCTCATCCGTCCAGCGTCCCAATGCGACACGCCGCAACCATGCCCGAATGGTCACCTTGCCGATCGTGACTTCCTCGCAGACTGGAAGACGATCCAGACGCCATCGAGCTCACGCAACGCGAACAAGGTGAAGGACAGCAAGCGCGTCTGTGGAGCCAGCACGAAGGCGGCGGCTCGACGCAAGGAAGCTGCCTACGGTGAGCACATCCACGAGCGCAGGAAGCAGCTCGCCAACGACGGTAACAAGCGATCGTCGTTCAAGCACACGCACTCGATCCCGGCCGAGCTCTTCCACGGCAAGAAGAAGGAGACCGGCGATGACCAATACTGGAACGACCCGAAGAACGTCGCGAAGCACAGCGACTTCAAGGTGAGCTGATGAGCTCTACATTCCAGGACGACTTCGATCGCGTCGATGGACCGATCGGCAGCGACTACCTGATCCCATGCGGCATGGTCTCGATCTCGAGCGAGGCCGTGATCCCGGTCGGCCTGTCCGGCAACTCGCCAGAGACCTTCGATCCCACGTCGGTGAAGACGCAGGTGCTGGTGGTCTCCGAGGACATGGACTCGCCAGATCAGGTGCTGCGCGCGGTCTGGGCCCGCGACCTGAATCCTCCGACAGGAGGAGCGCCGTTGTCGGTCGACACCGATCCAGCCTTCTCGATCCTGGCCAGGATGAGCAAGGATCCGCTGATCGTCGACCTGGGTGCGGACGAGGATCCCTACTGCTACGACCAGGGCTATGGGCTGCGGGTGACGTGCCCGATCGACAACAGCGCGCCGATCCTCAAGATCATCAAGTTCCAGCCGCTGCGTCGAGCTCCAGGCCTCAACCGGCCGGCGTCGAGCGAGCCTGATGGCGCCACGGTGCTGGCGAGCTACACGCTGCAGGCGCCAGATCTCAACGTCGATCCTGTGTGGTTGGCTGCGCAGTCGCTCACGGAGCCGGCCACCGGCGACATCCCATACCAGGGCTTCTGGCAGGACATGCGCCTGCGGATCCGCCGCGGCGAGGCCGAGGTCATCCTCGAGGCGTTCATCAATGACCGCCACCTGAACCAGCCGGCACTCACCTACACCGACAAGCGCGACCCACTGTGGTCTGTGGTCGGTCGGCCAGGCTTCGAGTTCCTGTCGGCCACGGACGACTCGCAACCTGTCGGCGCTAGTCCCTACGCGCTGATCGGCGAGCCGCTGATGCGCTGCACGCTGTTCGCGACGCAGACGGTCAAGGAGTTCACCAAGCCTGTCGTCCTCTCCCCCGACAACTTCTTCACCTACGACGAGGTGGTGAACCGCGTCGTGACTCTGGTCGAGAAGAACGGAGACGCCAAATACAACAAGACCACGGCTGGCCAGACCAAGCTCGCCGTCTACCTGCAGTTCGTTCTCGACGCCGAGGCGCACATCATCAGGAAGACCGGCTTCTGGCAGTGGCTCTGGCGTGAGCAGTCGATCTACTTCATCAACGGGGTCGCCAACTACGAGCTGCCTGACGACTGCGGCATGGTCAACCTGATCAGGCCGGGCAACTACAGCGGTCCGCCACTGAAGCAGATCCCGATGTGGGAGTTCAGGAAGCGGTATGGCTCGGTGAGTGGTGCCGGCGGGCCGCCGCGCATCTACATGCTCAAGGGCGAGTCGGTGAACAACCGCCAGGAGATCCTGGTCTACCCGACTCCGGTAGTGCTGACTTCGACTGGTGTCGTTCCGGCAGTGCAGATCGAGACCTCGCTGGTCGCCGACGCCTACATGCAGGTCGAGTATTACGCCAAGCGTCTCCGCCCCACGAAGACCGACAGGCAGATCCCCTACATCCCGCAGGAGCACATCGACGTGCTGATCTGGGGCGCCGCCGCGCACGCCATGGTGCTCGACACCGATGCCGACAACACCGCGGCGACGCAGCAGGTGTTCGAAGGCAAGCTGCGCGACCTCATTCGCGAGCAGTTTAGAGGCAGCAGCAACGCGCCGGAGGTGGTCCGCTCCGCGGCCGACCTCGGCCCTGTCGGCATCAGCGTTCCCCTCTTGAGGTATCAGCAGTTCGAGGGGCTGCTCTAGATCATTGAAAGTGTAGCATGTCCTTGCTAGCTTGCAAGGATGAAGACCAAACCAATCCCAGGATTCCCCGCCTACGAGATCGCCGACGATGGCCGTGTGTTCAGCTACTTCGGTCGAGAGAAACGAGAGTTGGCTCCGTTCAAAACCGGCGTCAACATCCCGTCCGTCGCCCTGTGGCGTGATGGCGGTAGGTTCCGCAGGAAGGTTCACCTCCTTGTGCTACTCGCCTTCGTCGGTCCACCAGGCAAGAACCAAGTGGCAATGCACCTGGATGCTGATCCAACCAACAACAAGCTCTCCAACCTCAAGTGGGGCACTCGGAAAGAAAATCAGCAGCAGATGTTCCTCGACGAGCACGCTCACTGGCAGAAGATCACAGCTGAGCAGGTTCGAGAGATCCGTGCAGCGAGAGCTGCTGGCGAGAGCTACAAGTCGCTCATGCGACGCTTCGGACTCAAGAGCATGACCAGCATCTGGAACATCGTGACGGGCGTCACCTGGAGTTGGCTCAAATGACGCGCTGGCAAAGCTTCCCGCTGCGGCAGCCGGCTCAGCCTTGGCCTGGCACCAACGAGAAGGGTGGCAAGCTCGACGACGGCCGCGGCAACCTCAACAAGAACTCGAGCAACTGCACGATCAACCGAGCGGACGAGCTCAGCAAGAGGAAGGGCTTCGTCCGAGGTCTGAACGAACGCTTCGGCACCGTGGTCTGCGGCCTCTTCCCCTACACGGACGGGTGCGGCAGGGAGTGGTTGCTGGTCGCCAGCGACGACGGCATCGCCATCAGGCAGCCGTTTGTCATCCCCACCTTCACCGTGGACGACAGCTACCCCTCCGACAGCTTCGACGACGTGGCCGGCATCAGCACGCTCGACTGGCGGAACACCGAGCTCTACGAGGCGGTGGCCGGTTCGCTGCTGCGGTCGGTCGGCATCTCGACGGCGCCGTTCGACGCGGCGAGCTACCTTCGCTGGTTCAAGGCCGCGGCGTCGCAGTCCTATCAGGTGCAGATCGAGTATGCGTTCACCGCGGCGCTCACCGCGACGCAGGTCGTCAGCATCGCGATCAAGGGCAACAACGACCTGTTGACCGGGGCCTACCTGCAGGCCGACCTGCAGTTCGCGGCCGGAGGCGCCTACGTCGCCAAGCTCTACAAGATCAACGCCTCGAGGACGCGATCGCTGCTCGGACAGATCGTCGTCTCTGGGTCGGTGGTCAATCCGAGCGGCTTCCTGACTCTCACCTACACGAAGACCTTCGGGTCCACGGCGACCTTCATTCCGAAGATCAGCGTGGTTCCGACCGGAGGCTCTCTGCAGGAGTTCTCACCGTCGTCGTTGAGCTCGATCGAAGATGCTGACCTTGGTCAGATCTCGGCCATCGGCTGCAACGCGAACGCTTCGATCCTCGTGGTCAGCGGAGGTGCGGTGTGACGGTCCTCGGCCTTCGTTTCCCGAAGATGTTCGAGCATGCGTTCATGTCGGCGAGCAACACGCCGGCAACGAACGCAGCCACGCTCACCTCGCTGACTGGCACACCCTACGCCTTCGGCATCGTGTCGTCGGTCATCCCGATCGCAACAGCTCGCTACAGCGAGGTGCGCAAGGTCGTCTTCTACTGCTCGGTGCGCAACGTTGCGATCACGGCCAAGTGCCGTCTGCGCGTTGCGGCGATGTCGAGCAGTAGCTCGGCGATCGTTCCGCAGCCGTTCACTCTGGCGCCGAGCCAGCTGGTGAGGACTGTGGGCAGCGGCGCGGTGTTTACCAACACGCCTCCCGACGTGGATCACGTCTTCGCGAAGGCTGGCAGCACGACTGTCGCAAACGTGCCGGCGAACGACAACATGATCGACGGCCCAGCGGTGACGCTGACCGTCGAGTTCGATCGCTTCCTGGCAGACTCCGCAGACTTCTTCGCCTATTGGGACAGCCAGGTGGCGGCGAACGCCTACCTCGGCTTCCGCATGGTGGTGGAGAGGACTGACACGAATTGGGGCGCGTCGACGCAGGACATCGCCACCTTCGCTGACGTTGGCGTCTCGATCGTTCAAGCCCCAGGCGTGAACAACAAGTCGGTGACCTTGGTGCCGGCGACCGTCGGCTACATCAACGACAGCGTGATGGCGACCGCCTACCCATCGCTCTATCGCGGTCGCCTGTTCCGCTACATCGCCGCCAACTGGGACAACATCACTTCGGTGAACATGCTGTCCTACTGCTTCTGGGCGAACAACGCGACGCGCACGTTCAGGGTCGGCCTCCACAACCTGACGAGCTACGCGCCGAACGCCTTCAACCTGCTCTACGAGGAGGAGTTCTCGGACAACGCTGCAGGCAGGGCGGCTGGCGACGTGATGTTCTGCCGGTCTGCGGACGTGAAGAGCTTCCTGGTCGATGGCGCAGACCACTGCGTGCTCTACGACAACCAGAACGCTGGCGCGATCAGCGAGCCGGCGACCTGGTTCGAGATCATCCAGAGCGGCTACTCGAAGACGGAGTGCCACCACGACGGCGGCAACCAGTATCGGGTCGACTCCACGCCGACGCTCTACGGCTCGCCGGCCTGCCCGCCGTTCGATCCGACCTGGTATCAGTCGTTCCCAGACGATCGCATCCTCGATCGGCGCCTGTTCCTGGCGCACGACCACATCAGCACGGTGACGCAGACGACGACTCGTCTGCACATGGACGCCAACCTCGAGAGCAACATCATCGGGCTCTCTGGCACCTCAACCACGCTGGTCGGCATCAGCCCGCAGCTGACCTCCACTCCGTCAGCCACCGCCGGCACCAAGACTCTCTACACCTCGGCCTTCTCGCCTGATCCGATCAACCTGGCCGGAGTGAGGAAGCTCATCTGGGGCATCGTGGTCGGCACCGGCGTCGGCACCGACGACCTGATCGGCACCGCTGAGCTGATCTACGTGCTGAACGTGCCGGCGAGCGAAGAGCCTGAGATCGGCAGCATCTTCGAAACCGCGGCTTTCGACCCTGAGGGATGCGCGAGCACGGCCGCTGGCCTTGGCGACCCCGGCGTGTTGGTGATCACCAACGGCGACACGGTGCCGCAGAAGTTCGACCCGGTGCACGAGGCGATCGAGGACGCCGGAATGCAGGCTCCGTTCTGTGACGAAACGCTGCCGACATCGGTGGTGCACGACACAGCGAGCTCGCCAGATGGCGGCCTCGGCATCGGGACTTACGTCTACCGCTACACCTTCCGCAACTGCTGCACGGGCAAGGAGAGCAACCCGAATGACGCAGATATCGTCGTCGACACGAGCGGCGCTTCGCCAGCTGCTGAGGTCACACTCAACTTCACCAACGTGCGAATCCCAGGAGACCCCCAGATCTGCGAGATCTGCCTCTACCGCACCGTGCTCGATGGCGCCTACCCAGTGCTCGCCAAGGTGGGTTGCTTCGACCCAGACACCACCAGCACCTTTACCGACGTGCTCGCCGATGCCGATCTTGATTTCACCAACAATGGGCTGAGCCTGCTGAACGCACCGATGCCGTGCGTGCCGATCGTGGTCGACTTCGCGAACCGGCTCTTCGGCATGGGCAACATCCCAGACCTGTCGCCTGCAGGCACGGTCAGCGCGGTCACTGGCAGCGACATCATCGTTGGCGACTTCGATGTGCAGTGGACGCGCTGCCTCGAGGGCCAATACATCCAGCTTGAGGGTGACTGCCGCGCCTACGAGATCGCGTGCGTGATGCCGCCTCCGGTCGGGCTCTCACCTCCGTTTGGACAGCTGAAGCTGACGGAGAACTACGAGGGCACGGATGTCACCGGCAAGCTCTACACGATCTGCGGTCGACCAAACCGCATGATGTGGAGCGAGCCGTTCGAGGCGGAATACTGGCCGGAGGCCAACTTCCTCGACATCGAACCTGGCGACGGCGATCGCCTCATGGGTGCGGTCTCCAACTTCGACAGCCTGGTGATCTGCAAGCGCCGGAAGACCTACGTGCTGCGCTACAGCACCACACCTTCGGAGGTCTTCGTGCCAGCGAGGATCAGCAGCGACATCGGCTGCATCGCCCCACGCAGCTTCGCGCAGGTGGAGTCAGGGAGCGTGTGGCTCAGCGATCGCGGCCTCGCCATGTTCGATGGCAGGTCGGTTCACATGATCGAAGAGTCGGTCGCCTTTTCGGAGATGTTCACCGACCCGGACGACGCCGACTACGTGCGGCGTGACAGCAACGGCCGCGTGATCGGTGCGTGCGCGGTCTACTACCCGAAGCGACAGCAGTATCTGATCCTCCTGCCGACCGTGCAGACGGATCGTGGCGCCAACCTGGTGATGGTGTGGGACACGCAACTGCGGAACATCACGCTGCATCGCTACTGCCAGGAGTTCCTGGCGATCGCGATCGGCAAGGACTCGGACGGCAACCAGCGCGTCTACGCGGGGGACTCCAATGGCTTCGTCTGGCTACTCGACATCGGCGACAGCGATGGAGTCGGCTTCCCTGGCCAGACAGGAACCGTCACTGGCACGGTCACCGCGACTGGAACTGGTGCAGGACTTGGAGCCAGTTTCATCGAGGATGAGAACGCGAGCTTCATTGAAGGTGGACTTCCGGCGCTGGCTGGGCTCTCTGGAATCACTGGCCTCTCTGGAGCCTTCGATGGGACCGATCTGGGTCTTGCCGGAGTCTGCGTCTTCTACCGTGCAGCTGACGCTGCACCAGACGATCCATGGTCGGTGCGAACCGTGTTCGCGGCCTCTGAGCACCGCCTGTTCGTGACGCCCAGCTTCACCAACGACGCTCCACCTGTCGGCTACGACTACATGATCGGGCCGATCGACTTCCGCGCCGAGTTCAAGCCGACCAACTACGGCGACGATGACGTGCTGAAGAGGAACTGGCGCCAGGCCCTGGTCTACGAACCGGAGGCGGTGAGCTCGATCGTGCGGGTGCAGATGATCCCGGACTTCCAGAGCAGTGACGACCTCGAGGGTTCGATCGCGGACGACGAGGGCAACACCGGCCAAGGTCTCACCTTCGACTTGTCCTTCAGCAAGGGCCGTCAGACTGCGCCGATGGCTCGCCAGATCTACGACTTCGAGCAGGTCGTGATCACCAACTTCGCACCTGAGCAGCCGGTGCGCATCCTGAACCATGTGCTCATGGTCGAGCCGCACATCTCGAAGTGACCTTCCAGACCTGTGACCTTTCGCCGTTCGTCGCCAAGGTGGTGGCCCAGAAGGGCAGCCTTGAAGACGCGGCGTCGGCGCTACAGATCTTCATCCGCCAACTCGAGGGCTACCTCCGCCAGCTGAAGGCGGCCATCTGCACAGACCTCGGGAACGCTGGCGGGGTCAAGAACTTCATCGACCTGCTCGACGTGCCGAACACCTACTTCGGCTCGGCCAACAAGCTGGTCAGGGTGAACAGTCTTGCTGACGGGCTCGAGTTCTTCACGTCGCCCTACGCCACCGCGTTCCTCGACCTGATCGACGTGCCGCACAGCTACGCTGGCGCATCGCTCAAGGGGGTGCGGGTCAACGTCGGAGAGACCGGGCTCGAGTTCTACCTGCGATCGCTGATCGGCCTGTCCGACTTCCCTGCGAGCTACACGAGCCAGGCGCTCAAGTTCCTGCGGGTGAACGCTGCAGCGACGGCCGTGGAGTTCGTCGTCGCCGCCTTGACGCTGCTGAGCGACTTCCCGGCAAGCTACTCCGGCGCCGCGTTGAAGGCTCTCCGAGTCAACGCTGGTGCGACCGCGGTGGAGTTCTTCACCCAGGCGCTCACGCTGCTCAGCGACTTCCCGGCGAACTACAGCGGTGCGGCGCTGAAGCGACTCCGGGTGAACGGGGCTGCTACAGCCGTCGAGTTCATCACCGACAGCTTCATCAACCTGAGCGACTGCCCAGCCAGCTACAGCGGAGCTGCAAACAAGGTTGTTGGTGTCAATGCTGCTGCGAATGGATTGGTGTTCTTCGACACCACGATCTCCGACCTCGGCGCGGTTATCACGCCGTTCACGAGAGCCCTTTGGCTTCCATCGACTGACATCACTACAGCGTTCCTTGGTGCGAAGCCGACGTTCGCCGGTGCTGGCGCAGTCCGCGGAATGGACGGTGGCGTCGCATTGGCGACAACCAACCTCCTCACATCTTCAGTCGGATTCATCATCACCGCCGCCTCGACTGCTGCAGGTCAGGCTGCGAGCATCCGATCCAACCCGATGGTCTGGAGAGGCAATGCTTCCGGCCTTGGCGGGTTCAAGGTCAAGGCTAGGTTTGCGACGGAACGGGCGATCGCGCAACAGAGGTCGTTCATCGGCCTGACGGCGACTGATGCGCTTCTGTCCAACGCCAACCCATCAACCTTCTTGAATCTGTGCGGGTTCAGCTACGACAGCGCAGCAACCAACTGGTCGACGATCACAAATGATGGATCTGGAACGGCAACCACCAGCAGCCTCGGCGTCGGCTACCCGGTCGATGCGACCACGGTCTTCGAGATGACCCTAGTTGCTCAACCGAATGGCTCAGCGATCGACTGGACCATCGCCAACCTGACATCGGGCGCGAGCACAAGCGGATCGTTCTCTAGCGACCTACCGTCGAACACTTCTTTCCTGTGTTTCCAGTTCTGGTCCAACAACGGAACGTCTTCTGGTGCCGGCAACGACCCGAAGGCCACGTTCATGCACATCATCGTTGCGCAGTTTGGGTAACCTCCCACCATGACCGCCACCGCTCCTCCGCCGACGATCCAGCAGCCGGCCGGCGCACAGGCGCCGCCGACCGTGCAGGGTCTTCCTCCGACAGGACTGCAGCAGCAGCTGGCGACGATCAACGCGAACCACGCCAGCGCGTCCGCGCAGGGGATCCACAGCAACCCGCAGGCGGCCAACCAGGCACTGCCGGCCTCGGTGACTGGCGGTCAACCTGGCGCCCAGCCGCGTGGCTCCACGTCGCTCGGCCAGCTGGCCAAGACCCTCGCCACCTCCTACGGCCTGGCTCTGCCGCGTGGCGACATCGTGGACGAGCAGGGCAACTTCCTCGTCACCCCGGACCAGCTGGCGTCAGCGAGCGGCGGCAAGGAGTCGATGGGCACCGCCGCGGCGAAGATGAACTACATCGCCGACGCGATCCAGCGGCAGCAACAGCAGCAGGAGCTGCAGAAGTCTGAGGCGGCACTTGCCACTGGTGCCGGCCTCGTCGGCAAGCGAGGCCGCGGGTCGCTCGCCATGCTGCAGGAAGGCACCTACAACAACATCGCTCAGCTCTACCAGAGCCAGCAGCACAAGGCGGCAGACTTCAGCTACTTCATCGAGAAGGAGAAGCTGGACCTGGCTGCACAGATCCAAGAGCGCCAACGCAAACTGGAACGCAACAAGGCTCGAGGTCAGTTCGTCACCGGCGTCGGTCTCGGCGTTGCCGGCATCCTCTCTGGCAACTTCAGTGTGGCAACTGCTGGCGCTGCTCAGGCTGGCGGAAGTGCGGGCGCGACCGGATGGTTCTGATGCAGCCGTAGCGAATTGAAAACGGAATAAAATCATGCCGACAATCGGACGAGACCCGGAGATCACCAAGAACGAGATCGAAGCTGGCAGGCGCGGCGGTGAAGCTGCGCAGGCCGCCTCCGACTCGATCGACAAGACCTACGAGAGCGGTGAGAGGAACGCCACTCAGATGGCTTCCGTGTTCGGCAGCGCAGAGGCCCAGGGCGAGCAGAGCAAGGAGACGAGGCGCAGCAACCAGATGCGCGAGGCGCAGACCAGCGACCAGCAAGACATCGAGATGGCTGATCGCGGTCTCGAGCAGCAAGGCCCCTCCCGCGCCGATCGTCTCCGTCAGGAGATGGAGAACGGACGGCAGTCGGCGCAGATGGACAAGCCGCTCGAGGTGCAGGGCCCGGACAGCAAGACCGGCACCGTGCAGCAGAGCGAACAGAGGAAGTCACTCGACACAGAGAAGATGGCCGCTGCCAAGCTGAACTCGCAGGCGCACATGCTGGAGGCCAGCAAGCGTCTGCAGGACGCCAAGATCAAGGGTGACACCGAAGGCGAGAAGGCGGCGATCAAGGATCTCCACGAGCCGATCGTCAGTGCGGCGAAGCTCTACGACGAAGGGAAGAACTACAAGCTCGATGATGCGCAGTGGAACAACATCGAGCAGCTGGCAACCATTGAGGGCAAGGGCGTTCCTGATCAGGCGCTGCAGCAGGAGTTGAAGACCAAGACCTTTGGTCCTGCGGTTGGTCGCTTCCTGCAGAGCCACCTCAACTTCCAGGCCCTCAAGTTCACTGCCGGGACCGGCCACCTGCCCGACGGCAAGCTGGTCGACATGGCGAGTCCAGAGTGGCAGGCGTTCGGGACGACGGCCGGCGCCGTGCAGAGTTGGTTGGCGATGTCGGACGCGATGACCGGAGGCCTGACCTCGTTCGGGATGAAGATCAACTCGATCGCCGACAAGAACGCGGTGATCAACCGGATGTCGGCTACGGCTATGCTCGAAGGCATGAAGCCGTTGACTCCTCAAGGCGGCTCCAACCCAGTGCCGTCTCAAGGAGGCGCAAGTGCCAGACCTCAACAACCCGGATCTGGAGCCGAAGGCTCCCCCCCACCCGACATCCGTCGCCAGCGAAGAGCCCTTGGGGGGCCAAACCCAAACGCTGGAACCGACGAGCAGCAGCTCCAGGAGCGCGAGCAGCGAGGGATCGACTTCCAGCAATCCGTCGACGAGCGGCGGCGGGGCAAGGTCGGCGACTCTGGAGCAGCCGAGTCCATCCGAAGAGCAAGGTCAGGATACTGATCAAGGCGGAGAGGGTGGCGAAGAACCGCAGGGCGACGAGGAGCCGCAGGGCCCCGGCGGCCACACCCCAAGCAGTTTCCTCGCCACTGAGCAGGTCGGCTGGCTGACCAAGGACATCAACAAGGCGGTTCGATCGGGGGACTCGAAGACCGCTGCCAGGTTGATGGACGAGCAGTTCGCCAAGGTGATGGAGGGACTGCACACGCAGGAGTTCCTCAGCCAGGCGCAACACCCACTGCTGGCGAGTCCCAACATGGAGAAGTCCCGGCCAGAGGTCGCCATGGCCGCGGTCGCTTCTCAGGTCGCGCGCCGCGAGATGATGATCGGCGACGTGCTGCAGCGGCACGACTGGGGGAGCATCCAGAGCTACGGCGACTCGATCGTGGAACGCTACAAGACGCGCAACAAGGCGCCGCTGATCAACGAGACCGCAGGCATGACCCCGCAGCAACTGCAGGACATGACCTACCAGTTCGAGCCTGTCCGCGTGGATCCGAACGAGGTGGCGCAGTTCAGGCAGCGTCTGGTGAAGCTCGACCAGGAGATGAGGCCGCTCGGCACCTCCGTCTGGACGGACACCAGAACGGCACGCATCGCCAAGATCCTGAACGTCGAGGCTGGCCCAGGCACTCCAGGCTACCTGAAGAGCGAAGAGCAGAGCATCACAGGACAGATGTCGCTACCAGAGCGCGCGCTGCTGCAGGTCAGGTTTGGCGCTGAGGAAGCGGCCCAGGAGACCATCGACATCGCAGAGGGTGTAGCGTCAACGTTGGAGACGCTTGGCTCGAGGTCGCTCGACGCGCTGACTGGCGGCAACGGCGCCGCGCACTACAACCCGCCGACGAACTGGGTGCAGGACGCGGAAGGCAAGTGGTGGAACAACGGCGGCAAGGTCGGCGTGAGCGAGATCACCTCGGCCATTTGGTATCAGATGACCGGCCACCTGATCCAGAAGGAGATGCAGGACTACGGCGACGCGAAGTCCGCGGCGATCATGCGCGAGAGCGGGATCGAGTCGCTGGCAACTGGTGTTGGCCACGTCATCGGCTCGTTCGCCCCCTACATGGCGACCGGCGGTGTCGCCACGAAGTGGATCACCAAGGGTCTCGGTTGGCTGGCGACTGGTGGAAAGGCCGTGGAGAGTCTGGGGAGAGCCGCCAAGATCACCCAGTGGCTCGCTGAGGGTGCCGGCGCTGCTGCCGGCATGGGTGCCTACGAGGGCGTGAAGAACGGCAAGATCGAGGGCTACGGCGTCGCCTTCGCCGAGGGCGCCAAGATGGGCCTCCTGATGATGATGATGGGGGCCATGGGCCGCAGCACGGAGCGGCTCCTGAACCGGACGATCGGCATCCCGGCAAAGCTCGCCCAGGTTCTGTCTGGGGCTGCTGAGGGTGTTGGCTTCGCCCACCTGGACCCACACACCTGGGAGCTCGGTTGGCAGTTCCTGAAGAACCCCAACGCCGACACCTTCGCCCCCTACGCCAAGGTCATGGCGATCAACTCGATCGCGATGGCGGCGATCAAGGGCGCCACCGGCACCACCCCTGGCGGCATGGCCGGCGAGGGGCTTCGTGACCTCCGTCAGCAACAGGAGCTGTCGAAGACTGCTGCGGGCGCTGCTGCTCCAGAAGAGGTGGCTGCCGCAGCTACCTCGGAAGGGGTCTCAACAGAGGCCCTGGGAGCTCACGGAGAGGCGCTGCGGCAGCGGGAGGTGACGGCCGGGAAGCTGCCGGAGCAGGCGCTGGAGGCACACCAGCGCGTCAAGGAGACCGGGGAACGACTCAACCTGGAGCGCACCGGCCTGGCGTCGACCGAGGCGGAGAAGCAGGACGTGCGGTTCTCCACCGTGGAGGAGCTGCGGCGGATCAACGAGATGCCGACTGGCCACGAGAAGAACCAGGCGATCATCGACGCGCTCAACAGGTCGCGTGGGGCCCTGGGCAAGAGCTTCGCCAAGTTCGCTGAGGATGTTGTTCCCAAGGTCATTGGCCGTGAAGAGTTGGAGCGTGCCAAGGAGATCGGCGAGGCTGGGCAGACCGTCGCCAAGATGTTGGGGGTGCGCTACCAGCCACCTGAACGAGGCGTGAACGAGACTGGAAACGAGCCATCCTCGTTCATTCAGCACGTCGCCAGGGAGACTCCGGGCGAAACGCCCATAGTGGGCTCAGGGGCAGATTCTGAACGACTCATGGCTCGTAGCGAGCCGCGAAAGCCGGCCCCTGGCGAGCCAGCCAGCCAGCGTCTGCAGCCATCGCTCGAGCAGGAAGGCGTGCCAGGCACCGCCAAGATCAGGGCCAGCGACGTGCTCAGGGACATGCAGGGCTACGAGGGTGACCCGGTGCGCGTCCCCATCCGCCAGGGAGTCGGCGTCAGGGGTCACAGCACCAAGGGTATCCTGGGCTGGTTCCACAACCACGAGAACCTGGTGCGCATGGAGGGCGCCAGGGACACAGTGACCGCGGCGCACGAGTGGACGCATGCCATGGACAGGGCTGCTGGCTTCCCTTCTGGCAACGTCCAGGACGTTGCCGGACTGAAGGCTGCTGCCGCCACCTATCCTGGCCTGGAGAAGCTGCCGGAGAAGTCACAACGCAGTGAGGGTTGGGCCGAGTTCTGGGCACGGCACATGCTCGACGACCCGGACCTCAAGAAGGACACCGGCGCCTTCCACGACGAAGCGATGAAGTGGATGGCGCAACCGCAGCAAGCCGAGATCCGTGCGCAGATGGAGCGGATCCAGAGCTCGTTGCGTCAGCATCGAGATCAAGGCGCGGTGAAGCGCGGCGAGGCTGGCATCCACTTCTACGACGACCAGCGCAGCCTGCAGGAGCTTCGCTCGGTCGGGATCATGCGTGACACGGTGCCGCAGAAGGTTGCCGGCTTCTTCAGGAAGCTCCGCACAGCCTTCCGCAAGGCGATGACCGACGACCTGGTTGGCTTGAAGCAAGCGCAGTTCGAGTCGTTGCGTCGTGAGCTCGGTGACGAGGAGGCGGCAACCAAGGCGCTACAGGACACACCGATCACCTCCAACCCTGCCAGGTTGATGGACACCTTGAGGATGACGGCGAGCAAGCAGGCCGAGAGGTTCTTGCTGCACGCCACTCACAACCTTGAAGGGAAGAAGACCGGCGAGTCCGCGGTGGAAGCAATCGGAGGCTTCGAGAGCAAGCAGCAGGAGCGTGACTTCAAGAACTACCTGCGCGCGAAGCGCGAACTCGAGGACACAGCTAAGGGTCGAGAGACTCAACTCAGCAAGCAAGACAACATGACCGTTGTCGCCAAGCTAGAGACGCCAGACTTCATCGACAAGGCGAAGCGACTCAAGGAATATGACAACCGATTGATCGACTACGGCACTGAAGCTGGGCTCTGGAACGAGGACCAGGCCAACGCGATCAAGGGTGCCTATGAGACCTACGTTCCGTTCCAGCGCGTCATCGAGGGACCGAAGGTTGTGTCACCTGGTCGTGGTGTGGCTGAGCGCGGCACCGGCGTGCGCGCTGCTCATGGTTCGCAGATCGAGATAGTCGACCCGTTCACGTCGATCGCCAACATGACGAGAAACGTTATCACCAAGGCGCAGCAGAACATGGTGATGAAGGCGATGGTGAAGTTCGGACTGCATCACGAAGGCGTCGGCAGTTTCGTGACCGAGGTGAAGCGCGGCATCCTTCCGCAAGGCCACCCACTTGAAGCTGTGGTCAAGGCATTGCAGGCTGGCGCGCAAAGCGAGCAAGCCTCGATGGCTCTCGACAAGGTTGGTGATCTGCTAGAGAAGATGGCCGACGCTGGCGAGATCGGCGCCATGGTCACGCTGTTTGGTCAGCAGACCATCCCGAAGGGTAGCAAGCCGTTGATTGCGCACACCCTCCACCTGACCGAGGACGAGATCAACGGGTTGCCGACCAAGCGAGCTCAGCAAATGGCTCGTGGGAAGAACGGCAAGCTGCTGTGGCTCGAGGTCGACATGCAGGCCTACGACGCGCTGATGGGGATCACGACACCACAGAGCTTCGTCGACCTGATGCCTGACTTCGCCAAGGCAATTGTTGAGACGCCGACGCGAATGGTTCGGACCGGGGCCACTGTTGCTGCGCCAGCTTTCGCTGCACGCAACATGGTGCGCGACCTGGTGCAGAACGCGGTCTACACGAAGGGTGCCGGCGGAGTGATCCCCGCGATCGGGCGAGCGATCAAGGGCGCTGCTGACGTCATCGGAAAGAGCGAAGAGGCAGAGCTCTGGGAGACGCTTGGCGGTAGCGCATCGACCTTCCACAGCACCGAGATCGCGGCAGGCAGGTCTGCCCCGATCCTGAGCGGAGCGCCGCGTGGAGCGTTCTCGAACCTGAAGTTCGTCTACGGCAAGATGGTCGATGCGATCAGCTCTCCAGAGAGCTACCTGCGCATCCAAGAGATGAAGATGGCCAGGGACAAGGCCATCACCGAAGGCAAGAGCACTCTCGAAGCCAACCTGATCGGTCTCGAGGCCGGACGAGAGAGCGGCATCAACTACGCGCGCATGGGCAGTCTCGTGCGCGGCCTGAACAGGTTGATCCCCTACACCGGCGCCTCAGTCAACGCGACCGGCAAGTTCCTCCGTCAGCTCAGCGGCGCTGACGGAAAGGACATCCAGCTCAAGTCGATTTTGCGAGGGTTCACCTCGATCACGGTGCCAACTTTGGCGCTCTGGTGGCTCAACAAGGACAAGGAGTGGTATCAGCAGTTGCCTGAGTGGGAGAGGCTCAACTACTGGCACTTCGATCTGCCGTTTGGCCTGCCGAGACTGAAGCTCAGCAAGCCGTTCGAGCTCGGCAAGCTGTTTGGCAACCTGCCCGAACAGATGGCCGACATGATGCATGGCAGCAACCCAATGGACACGAGCAAAGTCGTCGGCGACTTCTTCCAGAGTCTGCTGCCGAACTCGATGATGCCATCATTTGTCGCGCCGATCGTCGCTGCTTGGGCCAACAAGGATCCGTTCACTGGTAGAGCGATTGTGCCAGACTGGATGGAGCGCAGCCGACTGCCGCATGATCAGGTCAGCGCCTACACCAGGTGGTATGCCAAGATGCTCTCGGAGGCGTTCCAGCTCACCGGGTTCGACGTTTCCCCGATGCACCTCGAACACTTCACCAACCAAATGACCGGCGGAATGGTTGGCAGGATCAATGACTTCTCCGAGTCGATGGCGGAGCTCGGCGGTCTGGTGAAGACGCACGAGCACACGCACGCCACAGATATTCCAGTGGTCGGCACCATGTTCGGCCGCGGAGACTTCACGCAGAGCCGCGCAGTCCAACAGGTTTTCGATCTTAGCAACGAGCTCGATCAGAAGGCTGGAAGCAAGCAGCTGACCGGGCGCGAGACCGCAATGCGTCACCAAGTGGAAGCGACGAAGAAGAGGATCAGCTTCATCATGGGGCAGGCGAGAGACGGACGGATCACCCGTGACGAAGCGAACGAGCAGGCATACCATGCAGCGCAGACCACGTTGAATAGGTTCAAGCCATGAAGCTCCTCTGCCTGATTCTCCTCCTCTGCTTTCTGCCGTCCTGTCAGTTCTTCCGAGACCTCGCAAAAGACGAAGCGAGGAAGTTCTGGAACGAAGAGGCCAAGCCAGTGATCGAGGAGAAGATCACTGCGAAGCTCAACGAGAAGGCGCCGCAGCTCGTCGCTCAGCTCGACACGAACAAGAATGGGCGTGTCGAGCTCGACGAGATCAAGGGACTCAACGTGAAGGATCCACAGCTGTGGCTGACGGTGATGAACCTCATCGGCACCCTGCTGGTCGCCAACGGGAGCAAAAAGCGTGATGACCAACTCTGGGACTCGCATGCGGACACGAAGGTCGCAATGGCCACTTCTGGCGTCCCTGTTCGCGGCTTCAGCGGCAACAGCAGCTAGTTGCGTCCACACCTTTGACGCAGTGTCGGCGTTGCCCGACGGCTACTGGACTGCGACCTACAACCTTTTTGACGGAGTGCTCTCGGACCTATGGTCTCTCCTGGCGATGATCTTGCCGTGAAGATCGACCCTGCCGCGGCCTTCCTGAAGCTTGGTCCAGCAGTAGGCGTGATGCTCGCCTTCGCGAGCGGCGCCGTGTGGATCAACGCGAACTTCCAAGACCTCTCCTTCAGCAACAAGCAACTCACGCAGTCGATCAACCAGCTCGAGCATCGGATCGACGGGATGCAGGACCGATGGACAACGAGAGACATGGCACAGTGGGTCGAGCTCCTGAAAGCGAAAAACTCGACCCTGTTGATTCCCGACGTGCCTCGGTGATGTTCCGCGTCTTCTGGCTCGCCTACTGGACGTTCATCATCCTGCTGTTCGTGGTCCTGCTGAAGGGCTGCGCCTCTCCTCCGCACGCCAAGACCCTTCCGCCTCTCGCACAGGCCAAGGAGTCGACGATCGACAAGGTGTTGGAGCGGCCGCTGGTCGACGCCGTGCTGTCGATCCTCGCCGCGGCGCCGCACTACGAGGGGCAGATCCTCGAGCACTGGGGCACGACGACCGGCCGCAGCCGTGGCGGAGTGAACCCCTACATCTGGCTGCCGAAGACTGACCGGCACCCGAAGGTCGGTGAAGACGTGGTGCTCAAGTTCACCACACGCGCTCTTCAGCCGTTCCCGATCGAAGACATCTACCTGGTCGTCGGCACCAAGATGCTCGATGCGCCAGTCGACTTCACGCCCTATGGAATGCCTGGCTCGCAGCTGCTGATTGATCCTGAGTGGATTGTGCGCGTCCCTGCCAGACAAGATGTGGATGGCATGGTAAGGCACCAAGCACAGACCGGCGAGGCTGTGCTTCGGTGGACTGCTCCTGTGTGGTCGGCAGGGATGCGCTTTTTCATCCAGATCGTGACTGCGAGCCCCGGCGAGACAGCTTCAGGGTTTCTTGCCTCTCATGCCGTAGAAGTCCTAGTCGGCTCATAACTCGGAAGATCGCGATCCCGATTCCGATCGCTGCGCAGTCAGGGCCCTCGATCTTGAAGACCTTGGCGCGGGTCTCCTCGAGGTCACGCAGCAGCGAGACCATCTCCTTGGTCATCTTCAGGCGCGGCCACTTCTTGACCCGCTTGACCTTCCTGTGCCTCACGACTGCAGCGCGTCGTTGAACCAGGCGAGCAGATCACCGACCTTGTAGCCCATCGCGTCCATCAGCGGGATCGACTTGCGACCGACGGCGAGCCTCGAAGCCTGATGCCAATGCATGCACATGATGTCGTCACCGTGCTGCCACACGACGATGGAGATCGCGCCACAGTTCGAAGCCTGGGTCAGTGCGCGCACCTGATGCACAAGCAGCCCGGGCTCTCCTCCGACAGGAAGAGACGACCGCTTCACCTGCTTCGCCTCGATGACGATCGCTCGCCCCTTGGAGGTGAAGCCGAAGAAGTCGCACGGCGTCTGCTGCAGCTCCTCCGGCACCTTGAACACAAAGGCGGCCTGCAGGTCGTAGATCGAGCGGAAGACTGAACGCAGTCGCAGTTCGAGTTTGATCATGCCTTCAGCAGCCTAACGAACTCGGCCTCGGCTGCACGGCAGATGGCGGACATCTCCATGTCGCTCTCCGTCGCTTGCATCTTAGCGGAGAACCTGTCGTCGAGCTCCTCGAACGCCTTCCAGAAGGACTCGGGCATGACCGGCTTCGCGTGCAGGTGGTAGAGCTTCTCGATCGACCGACTGAGCTCAGCCGCTTTCGACTTCATCCTGAGCTGATGCAGCTTGTTCATTGATCTCCCTCTTCCACTGATGCTCAAGCAGGTGCAGCGGCGTGTCGAGTGGCACCATGCCGTTCGGCCCGTCCTGGTTGATCGTGCTGACCGCTGGACCGTTGCGCATCGAGAACCAGGTGCGCACGCCTTGCACCCTCGCTGGCCACAGCTCCGGGTAGTCCTCGGCCATCAGCAGCGCGCCCTTGACGATCTTGAAGCCGCCCTTCGTGAGGCGCAGCTGCACGAAGAAGCCTCGGCCCCCGGTGCGGTTGATCTCGAAGACCCCCTTCCGCATCAACGTCATCAACCAACGTTCGAAGGCCGAGTAATCCATGCCGACGACAGAGCGCAGCTCTTCCTTGCTGACAGCTCCGAACAGCTTGTTGAGCACGTTCCTCGCCTGCACCGGATCGTCCAGCGACAGGTTGGCGCCGATAGCGAACTCCACGCCGAACGGGTCCAGCACGCTTTGCGAGCTCAGGCAGCTGGCGGAGAAGCGAGCGTAGCCGAGGTCTTCCCAGGTCTGCTCCAGCCACTTGATCGCCCACTGGACGTGGACCTTGCGCACGCTGCAGGTCGAGAGATCATTGCCCACATGGCTCAACGTCATGTTGGCTACCGCTACTGCGATGCGAAGGACGGAAAGCAGCTTTTCCTTCTGCGTGAACAGGGGAAGCTCTTCGGAATACTTCGCAGTCCACTCCTCCCCGACAACCTGACGCGCAAGTTCTACGGCCCCTTCAGCAAACGTGATCTGGTCTGGCTCCATGTTCCAGGCGCGGATGACGACTGCCCGCATCAGGTCGACCGTCCAATGGTTTTCTACGTTCTGCGGACCGACGCTTTCCTCCAGCTCGTCGATACCTACGGCGAAATCGAGGCGCGAAAGAGACTCTGGCGAGCCATAGAGCTGCAACAGATGCTCGCACGGGTGAGCGAAGGACCGCTTCCCGCCGTTGAGCCAGTTGCAAATCGAAACTAGGCGCACCGCTGCCGGCAGACTCTGCGAGCCGTAGATCTTGGTGCCTTCCACGCGGCCGATGTCGCGAGCTGCCTGCAGCATCGGGAAGATGGCGACCTCCTTGCCGTCGTCGCTGAGCATCAGGTGCGCTTCGTCGAGCACGAGCATCTTGCCGTGGTTCCTCGGCAGCAGCCCTGGCTTCATCTTCTGCTGGCCCGCGACGCTGGCTGATCCGATCGTGAAGCCAGCACGGCTGAAGTTGCCCATCATCGTGAAGTGCTGGCCGAGGCCGAGGTGCGCCAGGTAGGTGCGCGCGGCGACGCTCTTGCCAGACCTCGTTGCACCGATGATCGCGCAGTCGAGCCAGCCCCTCCGTTTGGTCCCCTCGTGGTGGATCCAGAGTGCTGAGTGGGCGGCGAGCTCGAGGGTGGTGTGGATCGACTGCCGGCCGAAGACGTGCGTGACGTGGTTGCTCACGTCCATGTGGCGCACCGCCAGGTAATCGTCGATCTGGTCGGTGTGCTCGGCCTTGTAGGGCACGAGGTTCAGCAGGTCGAACTTCAACGGGCTGAGGTCGATCAGCTGCTTGTCGAGCGGCACCAGGTTGGTGCACCAGACCATGGCCGACTTGTTGGTTGGGTAGACCCGGCCGGTGATCTCCATCTCCCCGGAGAGTGGCGGCTGCTCTGTGCTCACCACCTCGATCATCCGCTGCTCGTCGTCCCCTTCCTTCGCCTGCGCTACCCACGCTGCACCCGTCGTCCCTTCTTGTGTCTTCACCCTGCAGGGTGTGCATGATCGTGGTTTCCCGACCACGTTCTCGATGATCCACTCGGAGGGGTTGCGTTGGATCATCGCCTGCGCCAGCTGTTCCTGCCGGCCGCCCCAGTCGAGCACGCCACCGGGGGCGACGATCGGTCCCTTGCATTGGGAGCAGATCGCCTTCGTGCCCATGTCGCACTCCAGGATCGAGGTCTTGGGGATCAACAGCACGTCGGTGTTCACCGCGCCGACTTGGCAGCGCATCTTCACGTCGGTGTGCAGCTTGTCGAAGACCTCGCCGTAGTTGATCTGCAGCGCCTTTGGCACGCTGCGTCGGCTCGCCTCGAGCGTGAACTGCGGGATCATCGCCAGGTCTTTGTTGCCTGCGTTCACCCAGTCGCGCAGGTCTGCGCCCCACTTCTCGAGAGGGTTGATCGGGATGGCGCGCAGGAACACCGGGCAGCGGTTCTGCGCGAAGCTGTCGCCCACGCCTTCGATCAGGTTCTTCCGGCGGCGCAGCATCTCGGTGCGCTTCTTCTCGTCCGGGGCGATGCTGTCCTCGCCAGGCCCTTGGAAGGTGTCGTTGTCGTAGCAGATCTCGACGGCATGCCCCCTCCAGGCGTCAGGGATGGCGTGTGGCGGGATCGGTGACCCGGCTCCTCCGGTCCAGGTGACGACCATGATCCCCTTCTGCTCGAACTCCAGGGCATCGAGGGCAGCCAGAACGTCCCACTCGCCTTCGCATAGCCAGATCAGCTGGTCCGGCTTGATCACGCCAAGGAACGGCCAGAAGCCGAGCGCGCCAGCTGAGCCAGAGACCGCGGCGCTCCACGACCACTTCCGGTCGCCACCCGACGGGTTGTAGCGCCGATACCGCGGCCGCAACCTTCCGTCAGGCCAGAACTGCGTGAAGATGATCTCGCCGTTGATCGCGCCGAGGTGCAGGCGCTCGATGCGCTCCTGATCGAAGTGGCCGCATCGCTGACGGAGGAAGGTGCGGAGGCCGTCGTTCTCTTCGTCCTCGAGGAGCGAGCGCGTGCACTCCTCCATGAGCTCCACGGTCATCTCCTTCGGCCACGTCTTCGTGCCCTTCCTGCCCTTCCTCACCGGCAGCACGACGCCGAGAAGATCGGCCAGGGCCTTGCACGAGTCGAACGGCTTGGTCGGTGAGAGCTGGTCCTTGATCGACCACCAGGCGAAGAGATCGCCTTTGGTGCCGCACTGGTGGCACGTCAGCCAGCCGCTCTTGACGCTGACGCTTGCGCTGCCCGACTTGTCGGGGCAGATGGGGCAGGCGACCTGTAACCAGTCGCCCTTGGGGGAATCCGACTTGACCTCCACCCCCATCTTCTTCAGACTTAGAAGCGGGTTGGTTGCGAAAGCCGACCGAACGAGACCGAAGCTGCCAGTTGCCTGCATCACAGAGCTCCTGCAACAGAAAGGCTCGCTGCGCGATCCACGCAGCGAGCCTTTCATCTTTCCGAGCCGAGCTGCCGATGCAAGGACTAGAACGGGTTGTCGTCGCCGCCTTCTTCGTCGGTGCGCAGCTTGCCGCTTCCGTGCGCAGCCATCACCATCTTGTGCCACTCCATCGCAAGCGCCTGCACTTCGGGCGGCGTGGTCTCGGTGCGCTGCCAGGTGGGCTCCATCGAGAAGTAGGTGGTCTGCCGGCCGTCCTCGAGCTGCTTCGGCTTCGCCTTCACCCTGACCACCACAGGATGTGCCCACAGATTCTTGTCGCTCATCATCCAGGTGGAGACGAACTGCTTCGCCGCGGTGAAGCTGGTGCGGCTACATCTTAGGATCGCCGGGCCCTGGTCGGTCATCACGACGAAGTTGTGCGACTGCGCGCCGAGCGGCTTCTGGTTGTCGACCCACTCGGTGCACTTGCCGCAGTCCTCGCACGCGCCGTAGACGCTGCCGGTGATGGCGTCTCGGCTGATGCACTTCTGCAGGCCGTTGTAGCGTGCGTCCTTCGGGTTCAGGTAGAGCGCGTTGCTCTTGGTGTGCGCGACGAAGAGCAACCGCAGCGGCGCCGTGAAGACCTGCTGCGACGCGCTGTCCATGAAGCGGCCAGGGATGGCACCCTCCACGCCTTCGAGCACCGGCGGGCTCATGCCCTGCAGTAGTCGAAGCGTCGGTAGAACGAGGTCGCTCTGCTCCACGTTGTCGCGGCCGACGAGGTGTGACCTGTCGCGCGGCACAGAGGAGAGGACGGGGAGGAGATCGGAGCCGGCGAACGCCGCCGGCTTCCACGGTGCGATTTCTTGTTTCTCTGGTTCAGTTGTCATGGTTCTTCAGTTGCTCCCTTCCACCCCTTCACCATGACAGTTGGTGTCATGCTGAAGTTGAGGAAGTCGGGGATGGTGTGGAGGTCGATCGTTTCCTTCTCGACTTGCTCTTTCAGGTAGGCAACGACGGAAGGCTTGTAGAGCACCAGCTTCTCGAACTTGGTCACGTCGCCATGGACTTCTTCGAGCCACGCGCGCACCTGTGGTTCGTTCTCCTGGTTGCAGCTGACCGCGAAGTTCTTGCGGAGAGAGACGCCGAGCTCCTCGCTGAGCTTGAACGACTTGACGCCTTCTTCGAGCATCGACTCGACGAGCTGGCGCTCCGCGGTCTTGCATGCTTCGTAGGCTCTGCTGTGGGCTTCCTTCGCATCGTCCATGAGGCGACGCGCGGTGAAGTAGGCTTGTGCTTTGTCGAGGTGGCTCATCTAGTGCCTCCCCGCGCTTCGGCCGCGACTCTGCGCCGGCTCCTTGGCTGCTCTGCGTCGGTCGATAACCTGAACAGCCTTGTCTTCGGCCTGAACTGCTGATGGTGGTGCACTCGGGTTTCCGTGTTTGTCCATGAGGTAGGTGAGCAGAGGCACAACGCGCCCCGGGAAGGTCTTGCAGTAGAACGCGCTGAGCCACCTGTTCGACTCGGTGGTGTAGTTGTTGATGCGAGCCCATTCGAGAAAGTGCTCGAGCGGGTTGGGTTGGACTGGGTGTGGCATCAGCGCCAGACCTTCCTGGCGATCACTCGCCAGACTCGTAGGTAGACCATGTTGAATCCAGCAGCGATGTCGTTGATCGACCATCCATGCTTGTGAAGGCTGCGCATCTTCTCCACTGTTTCGTCCGTCAGTGGGGATGCGGTTTGACCGCGGCTTGTGCATCGACCCTTGGCCACCATGTCGTGAGTGTTCTCGGCCATCGTTCCTAGGCGAAGGTGTTCAGGGTTCACGCATGCCCTGTTGTCGCACCTGTGCATGACAACCATGCCACCGGGGATCTCGCCGAAGCACTCAAGCCACGCCATCCTGTGCGCGAGCATCTTGCGCTTCTCCATCCGATGCCACGCTTGCCCGTAGCCGTTGGAGTAGAGCGGGCCCCAGAACTTGATGCAGTCGCTCATCGTCCTCTGAGCTTCAAGTAATCCTGATACGTCGAGAATGTAGCTGCTGCGCTAGCTGCCGGATGTTGATCAGCAACGTGCTTGTCAAGCTCCACCTTCCTCCCCTCGAGGTAGGCGAAGATCGACGGGTAGTCGCTGATCCAGCTCTGTGCGCGCAACCACGCGAGGTAGGCGACTGGCACGTCCTTGATCGGTATGCCCTTGTGCACGCCCCAAGGGAGCGCGTCGTCAGGGGAGCATGGTGGGCGCTTGATCACAGAAGCCATCCCTTCCTAGGATCAACCCTGTCGTCTGGGTCTGAGTTGTTGAACGGAAGATCGGCAGACCTGAGCACTCGACACTCGATCAGGTCCGCAAGCTCTGGTGTTTCTTCGACAAGCTTGCGCCCGATGTAGGGAGTGAACTTGTCGTTGATCTTGAACTTGTCGGTGAGCCTTGCATCGGTGTCGTATTCCCACCTGATGCGCTCGGTCAGCTGCCGCAAACTGAATCGACTGTTGCGAGCCAGCTTCTCCATGGCAAACCGCCGGTAGAGGCCCATGGTCACAGGATGCTTCTCCATCCAGTCGTGAGCCGCTTCGCGAAGCGTTACCACGCGACCCCCTCGCTCTCTTCATCCGTCAGCATGCGCTCGAGCTGAACGTGCTTGTTGATCACGCGCCCCTCGAAGAAGGCTTTGACCCTGCCGTTGAGCAGGCGGAGGAGTGCGGTCGGGGTCTTGATCGTGATCATGCGATCGCGAGCTTTGTTGTAGCAGAGGGTCAGCTGACGGTTGTCGTTGAGCGACAGCTGCACCTCGAAGATCTCTAGTGGCTCGTCACCAGGTAGCCGAGAATGAACGCGGGACTTTTCGGGTCTGGAGGGAGAACCATCTTGCCGCCGAGTTTCCCGGACCCTTTGGACTGGACGCGAAGGCCTCTTTGCGGCGAGTCGTGCTTGGGCGGTGTTGCGGGCCGCATCCGTTGCACGTTTCTCTTCTGCTGTGTTCTTTCGCGCCATTGGTCAGCTCCGCTCATGCTTGCGTCCTGATCCAAACTCTTTGGTTAGAGCGGCCGAGATCACGTCAGCAGCTATCTTGTCGACCACGAAGTAGAAGACTTCCTTCGGCATCCCGCGTTCGCTGATCGGAGTCACGGAAGAAGCACTTGCGTGCTTCAAGCCATCGGCGACAGCGCGAGTTGAGTCCCCGATCTCCTCCAGCAGGTCTTCGCAGAGCTGGACCTGAGATCGCTTGCATGAATAGATGAGCTTGCTCATGGTGAGTTGGTTTTACCGAGCGATCACGTAGAGGTCAGACAGGCGCAGCATCGTCGCCCTCCTCCGTCGCCCGCTTCACGATGTCCTCGACCGTGTTCGGTTCGTTCTTTTTCGGCGCGAGGCCGAGCGTGATCAACCGACGAGCCTTGCTCACCAATGCCTCGGCGATGGAGACCTTCACACGGATGAGGTGGATCTCGCTTTCGACGAGCACCTTCCTGCCGATCTGTTTGCGCAGGTCGCTGAGGATGGTGTCCAGGATCCAGAGGCAGCGAGCTCGCTCCTCGGCTGCAGCTTTCTTGACGGCGCTCATCGGTTGAGGTGGATCAGCGCGATCTCGTTGATCAGATTTTGCAGGTCCGCTTTGGTTGGTCGCTCCGCAAGTGTCTGGATCTTCTTGGTCACCTTCAGCCGATCCTCGTTGAGCTCGCGGTAGCCGTTGCTGTCGCTCATCAGCTTCCTGTTCTGATCCCTGAGCTCGAGCAGTTCCTTCTGCCTGCTCAGGTTGGTGCTGTGCAGGTCGGTGATCAGCGAGAGAAGAACGTGATGCGGGTCGGTGGGGTTGGGCTTCATGGTGTGGTGCTTCGCGTTGGTGAGGTCTTGCACGATCCGCTTCCAACCGTCAGGTCCAATTGGATCTGGGTAGGCACCGAAGATCGGCTTCTCGATGCGTGGCTCCATGGTTTCCTTGGGCTTGTAGAAGCTCATCCCTGCCGATCCTTCAGCTCAGGATGCTTGCTTGCCATGTGCCGCTGCACGTTGACGAAGGTGCGATTGCAGCATGGGCACACACCGTTGCCGATGCGCTTGTTCAGCTTGGTGATCGCGCCCTTCTTCGCCGTCAGCTGACGCTTGCTCGTGTTGAGTGCGGCGCGAGTCTTGGCGTGCGCTGCATACTCAGCATCGAGTTGCTTCTGCAGCTTCTTCGTCTGTGACTCGGATCCACCAGCCCAGGAGGCACCGCAGCATGGACACCACAGTGTGGTGTCTACGCCCTCCCTCCAGGTGCGGCAGAACTTGCTGGTGATGGAGAAGTCTGACGCGCACCTCGTGCAGGTGAGCGTCGTCATGGTCTCGGTATTGGTCATGGTCCGAAGTCTCCGGCTGAGTGTCGCTTCACCACCTCGAGCAGTCGGAGGAACGCGATCTCGAGTCGGTCGTGCTGCCGCTGCAGGTGGTGGAGACGGATCGACAGGAAGAACATGAACAACGAGAGCGTGCCGACGAGGATGGTTGTGATCACGACTTCCAGCTCCTCATCTGTTGCTCAGCCGCAGCACCATGCCGCTCCATGGCGAGCAGCAGCAGCTTCTGCAGGTTCCTCGAGTCCAGGTTGCCGATGGCTCGAGTCGGAGCCTCGGCGAAGGCGATGGCCTTCTCGTTCTTGTAGGTCCGCACGCCATCAGGAAAGATGTCTTCGGCGAACTGCACGGCACTCGTGTTGTGCAGGTAGTGCAGGATCGAGAGTGCGCCGAGCATCTGGTTGTTCTGTGCGAGGTCGAAGGTCATAGGGCTTCCACGAGTTGTTGAACGGTTACGTTCCTGAGTGCCTGCTCCGCGTTCGCGTCCTTCGCACTCAACGCCTTGTCGATCATCTTCTCGATCGTGTTGTGCACGATCGGAATCTGCACGTTGACCGTGCCCTTGCTACCGATGCGGTGGCATCGAGCCTCGGCCTGAGCATTGATTGCGGGACTCCAGTCTCGGCCAAGGAACAGCACATCGCTCGCGCTGGTCAGGTTGAACCCCTCCGCCAGCTTCACCTGGCAGAGCATGATGCGCTTCTCCTTGCGGAAGAACGAGTCGAGGAGCAGCTGGCGGTCGAAGGTGTCCACTGAGCCGACGAGCAGCACCGCCAACTCCTCATACTTCTTCGCGAGCCAGAGCAGCGGCACGTTGAAGCGGCTGAACACCACCACCTGTCGGTCGGCGCCGGTGATCTCCTCGATCGCGTCGCAGAGCCACACCAGCTTGGGTGAGGTTGGGAACACCAACGCTCCTGGCATGCCGTCGACCTTCTCGGCGTGCTTCACCAGGAACCCTGCGTGCTTCTGAAGATAGGTCTCAGGGATCCCACCGAGGAACCCCTGAGCAATCTGCTCGCAGCGCATAGCGGCCTCGACCGTCGACCGTGCTGCGGGCTGGAAGATGGTGGTGGTGCGATTGGTGCACTCGCAGCTCTCGATGTCCTTGGGCGCGAGTGGATCGTTCGGGTCGTCGACTTCGTAGCTGCCCTTCCCATCGCACTTCGGGCAGCCAGGCAAACCGCTGAGCATCAGCTTCGCCAGCTCGACAACCGCATACTCCTTCATCGCCTTGTAGACCGAGAGATGTGCGTCCTCGAGCTCGATCAACGGCTTGGTGTAGATCTTCGGCGGCAGATCAAGCACGTCTTCTTTCTTCCGAGCGACGCGCATCGTGTTGAGCACCGCGTTCAGCTCGGCAACGTTCTTCGTGCCGCGCACGATGTTGACCGGCCGCTTGCGACCGTTGAAAGTCGTCGGCACGATCACTAGGTATCGGTTGCGGAAATCGTGAACGCTTGTCCAACTTCCAGGTCTGACGAACTCGCACTGCGTGAACAGATCCTCGATCGTGTTGCGCACCGGAGTGCCAGACAGCGCGAGCCTGAACTTCGCTTCGCTGAACAGCTCGAACACCGCTTCGGTTCGCGCTGCGTCGTGGCTCTTGATGTAGTGCGACTCGTCGAGGATCACGGCCTGCTCGTCGCACCACGCCTGCAGCAACGCTCGCTGCGGCACCGGCAGCAACCGAAGGCTGTCGTAGTTGATGACCAGGACGGCTCGTTGGTTCTTCTTCTGGTCGAGGTGATGCGCCAGCGCAGCGAAGGTGTCTGCTCGAGCCGTTGGCGTCCCATCTACGACGAAGCACGGCAGCGCCTCGGGCGGCGCCAGGGTCACGGCCACCTCGGCTCGCCAGTTGAGCTTCACGCTCTTCGGGCAGACGACCACCAAGCGCCTCCCTGCGGTCCACCACCACGACCATAGCGCCGTGGCTGTCTTGCCCAGGCCCATGTCGTCGTTGAGCAGGGCTTGGTTGTGGTGCGCCTCAAGCGCCTTGACGGCTTGCCACTGGTGCAGCATGGCCACGCGGCTCGTGAGCGCCTCGCCTTCGAAAAGGGCAATGGCGACCCGCTCCTCCCGACCCAGCGCCCGCTCCGCCTCCGTCAGGGTCGCCACACAGGCCTGCAGCTGCTCCCTGTCGGAGGGGTGGCACTGCACCGTCCAGGTCGACCGCAGCAGAGGCGCCACGGTGTGGGGCCACAGGCGAGCCCGGTAGAGGGAGCAGGCCGAGCCGTCGGCCAGCTTCGCCCAGCCAGGCAGCCGCTTCCAGCCCGGCCACCCGCTGACCGTGCGGTGCACCGCGTCGAGGCCCTTCGCCTGCCCGCCCCTCAAGTCGATCAGCTGACCTTTGAGGTCAGCTACGATCGTCACTTCAACGCGCTCGGTCATGCTTGGATCCAGGCTCGCGCAGGGCTCAGTGCAACCGCACCAAGGTCAGCTCGCAAGCTGCGCGGAACTCAACACGAGCGTTGGGAAACTGTCAAG